TCCTGGAGTTAAGAAAGCGTGGCGGAAAAACAGCAGAAGATGAAGCAGAGAGAATTGCTGCATTGATGATTGCCGCTAGTAAAAAGAAGCCGGTTTAGTATAAGGGCATTATTCCACTTTCGTAATGTGGCAATGTCAGTTCGAGTCTGACAATCGGCACCAATTGCGTCTATAGTATAATGGATAGAATAGAGACCTCCGAAGTCTTTGGTACAGGTTCGATTCCTGTTAGACGCACCATAATAATAAGAGAGATATGGCATCATTTTTTAAGGAAGGTAACAGATTAACCTTCAACGGGTTCAAGGGAACCATTATCAAAATTACAGAAACTTATAGGAAAAACGTGCTGGTCCTGAAACTAACAGACGTACCTAAGAACAATCCGTATACAGGGGACAATGTAGATACTATTGGCATCTTTGAGTATCCGGACGGTACCCTTGAATTTATGGCGGTGATTGACTAACTTAGTCAATATCTGTATAGTTATACGATAGTAGTATACGTGATAAGTAATACTCACAGGAGAGATATTACAATGAAGATTGAAATCTATGGTGCCGAATGGTGCACCTATTGCAAAAGCGCCCAAAGTTTATGTGAAAGTAAAGGGCTTGAATACGATTACATTGATATTGATACCACTGCTAATCGTGTGAGTTTAGAAGAGAGATTAGGAATGAAGGCCCGATCTGTTCCACAGATTTTTCTTGATGGAAAATTAGTAGCAGGCGGATTTAATGGATTAAAACAGGAATTGGGTTAAACCTAAAATAGTCTATGACAAAAAGATCACCGTACCACGAAGAATACGAATACGATGACGAAGATCATCTCAAAGGTGATCGACGCAACAAAAAAGAAAAAGAACTCGATAAGAAAAAGATGTGGGATCGAGAAAACTATTATGATAGCGATCACGATTATGATGAGCGTCGATAAATAATTTTGGAAGATGATCTCTACAGGGTAGGGCACTGCCTCGAAAACAGTCGGACCGCGTAAAACCGGTTGGGGTTCGATACCTCCTTCTTCCGCCAATTCACTCACTATAGTAAAATGTATATTACAACCCTCTCCTAAAGGGTAGTTACAGGTTAGATTCCTGTTAGTGGGACCAATAAAGAAAAAGCACTCCGAGGAGTGCTTTTTAATGAGTAAATACCTATTAAGTAATTAAATCTGCCTCACCAAATGCTGCTGCTGGCATAGTTGACCAGGTATAGTCAGTTTCGGCAGCAACTGCCGGGTCACCAACTTCGCGTGGTACAGTGTTGATTACATTGAATGTTGAAAGCTTAAATTGTGCAATCTTCGAGCAAGGAAGCGCCGATCCGCCAAATGGTGTTGCAAGAATAAAGCACTGGCCAGGCAATAATGTACTGACAGATGCTGCGTTGACCATAAAGACAATTTCCGGTGCGTGTGTTAAAGCCGCATCCTGAACAACATAGGCAGCTGAGCCTGTTTGCTTTATAATATAAGCACTTGTCGCAGTTGTTCCATCGGCGAACTTAACTCCGCCTACAGTAATATGTCCGGTTCCGCTGCCAACTGGCAAACCGAACCACTTCTTTTGAATTGGACGTCCCATAATAACTCCTTGAATAGTTACTCCCGAATTTCGGGGATCTACATTATTCATTGGGGAACAATTTCCACAATGTTAGACTATTTATCATATTTGACTTGCTAAATGGTAATAAGTAAAATACACAGACTAATGCAAGATTTGCAGAAAGAACAAAAGATGAAATTAGATGTTGCAGTAAATGAGGTTGTCTTATCCAATGTGGGCACACAGGGCGAATATAGAATTCGCAATTCTGCCAAAGCATTCAAGATTCTATCGGATGGCCTATATTCGAATAAGATTCGAGCAGTCATTCGTGAGTTGGCCTGTAACGCAGTAGATAGTCACGTAGCCGCCGGTAAGGAAAATGTCCCCTTTGAGGTTCATCTTCCGAGTATGCTCGAGCCCTGGTTTTCAGTTCGTGACTTTGGTGTTGGCTTAAGTGGTGATGCGGTAGTCAATATCTACACAACCTATTTTGAATCTACTAAGACAGATTCCAATGCCTACATTGGTGCTCTTGGATTGGGTTCAAAGTCTCCCTTCAGTTATACAGAAAATTTTACCGTAACCGCAATCAAGGACGGCAGCAAGCGTATCTATAGTGCATTTATCAACGAACAAGGTGTGCCGTCCATTGCTGAAATGAGCAGCGAAGAAACGACAGAAGGTAACGGAGTTGAGGTAAAATTTAGTGTTACCAATCGCAATGACTATAATAGTTTTCGAGTTGAAGCACAGAATGTCTTCACGTGGTTTAAGTTTCGTCCAAATGTTATCGGCGATCAGTATTTCAAACACGTTGAACAACAATATAAGGAAAAGGATGTTGTTCCGGGTGTTCACCTGAGGATTGATACTCGTGACCGTTACAATCATGAAGGATCGACTGCGGTAATGGGCAATATCGCATATCCTTTATGGAAAATGCCAGAGCCACACAAGAATCTCGGAGATGTTGCTGAGTTACTTTCTTGCGGACTGGTTATGGAGTTCGAGATTGGTGAGCTAGATTTTGCGGCTTCGAGAGAAGAGTTGAGTTATGTTCCGTCCACTCTTGCAAATATTAAGAAGAAGCTCGAGTTATTAAACGCGAACCTTGTCAAGCACCTGGCTGCGAAAGCAGATGCAATTAAATGCGAATGGTCGAGAGCACAATTTTTGTATGAAGAATCACGCAGCCGCATTTATAAGGCAGCAGTCTTAAAATATGTGGCTGATACAAAATTTGAATTGTTTGATCCGTCGGGCTATCATAATCAGAAGATTTTTCAGTTCAAGGTTGAGGACCTAACTAAGCGTGGATTATCGGTTGCAGCCTTTACCGCCTATAATGGTTCTACTAGTAGAATAAATCAGTCAAGCGCCAATTTTAATGGCTCATATCTACCTGCACTACACATTCCTGTCGAGGAGTCTGTTATAATCGTATTGAACGATTTGAAGACTGGTTGTCAGGCCCGAGCAAGACACCATTACGCAAATCACAATGGTGGTAAAAATTCTAAAGTTTACTGCGTTTCTCATAATAATTCAGATTTAGAAGTTCGTCAACTCGAATATGATAAGTTGATTGCAGAATTGCATAATCCGCCGATTATTGTAAAGGCGAGCACACTCACCGGACCAGTTCGCAAGACACCAACCGCATCAACTGGTATTCTAACAATGGAATTAAAGGCAGATTATAACCCGGCGTATGCGAGTAGTTATACCTGGCGCCCTTTTGGTGGTGTAATCGATGATAAGCAGACATATTACTATGTTGCATTGGATAAATCTTTACCCTACAATCCAGAGACAAATAAAGAATTTGATATGGGCGCACTGAAGGTCCTTATGGACCAGTGTGGTGCCAGTAACATTTCAGATATAAAAGTTTATGGTGTTAGAAAAAGCCGCATTAAGGAAATTCGTGAACTCGATAATTGGGTATGGATCGAGGAGGCACTAAAGACTGAGACTGCAAAAATTTCTGATGCCAATATAGTTTCTTTAGTTGCTGCCGAGTTGCTTGACACATATTACGAGAGAGTATATACTAATCATAATGTTGCAAAACTTGTAGGCGTAGATTCTTACTATCATAAGTTTGTGAAAGAGATTTCGGGCATCAAACGTGCCACCGGAAATGCCACTCATCTAGCCACTTTATGCGGTAAATATGGTAAGACGGTGCAGGTTGACGCGGTTAAACAGAAGATTACGGATGCGAAGACTAAGCTATACAAGCTTTATCCGTTCTTACATTTTCTAAAAAATGGCACTAGAGATGGTGTTACAGAAAAAGATGTAGTAAATTACATTAAAATGGTAGATCAACAGGAGAAAATCAATGAGTAAGGCAATCCCATACCTAATCCAGGGTAAGAATATTATTCTGGTTATCGATAGTAAGAGTCATACTATCAGCAAAGACACACACATTTCCTATGGAAAGATTGTCGATGCGCTAAAGTCCCAAGATTGGGACGCACTTCGCGACCTCGTCGAACCGAAGAAAGCAATTGTCAACTTCGGCGCTGGTAACGTAGCAATCAGTACCGATAACAAGGTCACTTGGAAAGGTCAGCCATTCCATAATGCACTTGCAAATCGTATGATCGAGATGTATCAGGATGGATTCCCGATTGATCCAATGGTTCGCTTTATGGAAAACCTGATGTTGAATCCATCGAAGCGTAGCGTAGATCAAGTCTACGGATTCTTGGAAAAGAATAAGCTTCCTATTACGGAAGATGGTCATTTCCTAGCGTTTAAGCGCGTGAAGGCAAACTACCTGGATGTTCACTCCGGCACTATCGATAACAGCGTTGGTCGAGTTGTTGAGATGGATCGCAACGGTGTTGATGATAATCCAGCATCGACCTGTTCCACCGGTCTACACTTCTGCAGTGAAAGCTATCTACACCATTTTGGTGATAGAAGCGACCCGATTATGATTTTGAAGATCAACCCGCGCGACGTCGTTAGCATTCCGGTCGATTACGACGGTGCCAAGGGTCGTTGCTGTAGGTACGAAGTGGTGGCTCAGGTTGGTAAGAATGTTGATCCGAAGGATGCATTCACTGCGGTAGTTAATGGTGATTATTCGGCGAAGGCAGCACCTGCTCCGAAGGCAGCACCTGCTCCGAAGGCAGCACCTGAAGTTAAGTCGGCATCCTGGCCTTTCCCGACCTCTAAAACAGGCGTACCGGCTCCAAAGGCAGCACCAGTTGTTGAACCTCTCTACGATCTTATCCGCGTACACGGTGGTTGGATTGAAGAATCAGATGTAACATTGGATTATGCTCGTGCTAAGGTTGCGAAGAACGCAGCTCAGAAGAAGGCTCAACTCTATATTGCCGATTCCAACGGCAACGAAGTTCAGTAAGTTAATAAAGGGGCGATCGCCCCTTTATTAAACTATGAGGGCGTTAATTTTTTCTTTGCTGCTGATTTTATCCTTAGATGTATCAGCCAGGAGTATCGACTTTCCTGCAGAAACGGGAATAACATCGGCGCAGGTAAGTCAGTTATATGATACAACGGCACTTATTGATACAAATATAGTTGATCTAGTAGCAAAGGAAGAAAAAGTCGATTCGTGTATTTCTGAATATGTGGTTAAGCGAGATAAGTCGTATGATAAAATAACCCAAAATACGCTGTATGATTTAATACACAATTTTGGAAAAATAGCTTCTAGAGTGTATGGAAAGAAACCGCAAGGTGATGATATACCTTTTGAAGAGAAAATTGAGGCACTTGCAAGAGTCCAGTGTGAAGCATATTACGCCTTGGGAGTGTTGAAATAGTTTTAAGTATGTGATTTGGAAGGATCGGATTGCGTACCTGTAGTCAATAAGTAGAGCCTCTATTAAAAATGATTCCGGAGTCATTTATGTTTCTATTAAGGATGGTGCGGCACTTTCTACTACCATAGAAATGTAACCGCGGAGGATCCGAAATACAGGACGGGGAACTTAGGTGGGGTGCCTAGGTACATACTTGGTGGGGAGTAGTGAGGTAACTTGCTATTCCCCATTTTTTTGTCTATACTAAAAGGTAATTATGAAAACTGCTGAACGAATTAAACAGATTGTCGGAATTCTTGAACGGGTACGAAATGACCCGCTTAAGAGATTTGTGGCTCAGATGGAGACCGATGAACTTCCTATCCTAAGGGAAGAACTTTTAAAGAAACTCTTTGAAGAATGCAGACGATACGATATTCGTTATCTCTATCTTGGAAAAGGTGAGATCTGTGGCTGCGAAGGTAAAAGGGCTAAAGGAGGTCTTCGAGATGGATGGCCTGCAATGTGGTCAGTGGCTGATGATTTAGGTATCAATGGTGGTTGCGGAAACAGTGATCAATACCAGACGTCAGACTACAACGCGATCCTATTCCCGCTCGAGGCATATGGCGGTTGGGATTTAAAGAAAAACGTCAAATTAACCGACGCAGAAGTTGAAGCAAAGAAGTTTGCCCGTGTTGTTACAAGGGACAGAAGCAAGGATAGATGGTGAAATATTTATTTTTGGATGATGAACGTAAGCCCGGTGATGTTACCTGGGTTCTTATCGGTGGAGTCGGATCCTGGGGTGCAACCTGGGAGGTTGTGCGCAGTTGCGCAGAAGCTAAAGACTGGGTCCTTAAAAACGGATTCCCGGATGTGATTAGTTTTGATCACGATCTTGGATTAATACATTACGCTGGTGATTACAGTGATGAAGCAACTGGTTACGATTTTGCGAAATGGTTGGTTGAGTACGATATGGATACACAGACTATGCCTGCCAATTTCAAATTTACCGTTCACAGCAAGAATCCTCAAGGTTCGGAAAACATCCGTTGTTTGTTAGAGAATTATATAAGGCATAGATAATGTATCACGTTGAATTCTTATGTCCGCCGAAAGAAGGATATGAAATTTATCTTCCTTATTTTCTTAGAGATTCTGGTATCAAGATTAAGAAAGTAAAGATATGGAAAAGAGTTGCAAAGCATACAAATGAACTTGCAGCATTTATCACAGATGAAGATGCAACATATCTGTTTTTAAAGTATCCTGAGATTAGGGATCAATTTCGACGATTCTGATAAATACCTGTAACATACTATCTTGGGACCGTATGTGGCGACTGAATGCAGGCGTCGTGGGGAAACGATTCGCTACCGTTTCCCCATTCTTTAATCGGAGTAGCTATGAGACTATTTGAATTATTTAATGATTTTCGAGGAGATAACGGACCTCCCGGTGATCCAATGAATAAGGTTCTTGCGAGACATCTTCAAAGAGCTGCATACAATCTACAGCATCGTGCAGAAAGTGATGCAGAAGACGCTGCTGGCGATGACGATTATGAAGATCAGGATGAAGAATTACGTGAACGCGCAGACGCAATGTTATCCTTGGCTGTCATTTTTGCAAATAAGGGAATGAAAGCAGGCTTGCACGCACTATATAATGAATATCTCTATGTAGCAGATTACGCCGAAGAGGTAGCAAGATATCAAATGAATATTGACCTACACGATATGTATAAAGAATCTGGATTATCGGAATCAAAACCTGCAAAGAAAATTGTGGCTAAAGCTCCGCCACCACGTAATTTTGTAGCGAAAGCGGTTACTAGAAAAAGTGGTAGTGGATCGCATAGTGATAATAAATTTACAAGAAAAGAAAAGCATAAGAATAAAGAAAAAGACGTAGAGTAAATATCCTTAACTTAGCCATAAAACGCAACTAAACCACGATTAGTTGCGTTTCTGCTTTATGCCAAGCTAAAATAGCTAAGTATCACGAGGATATCAAAATGGCAACAAAAAGACAAGTAAATTTCACAGAATGGCCAAAGCCGACATTTTCGGATGTGGTAAGAACCAATAAGAATTTCAGTGCAAATTATCGCGCTGCGATTATGTACGCACATTACGAACTTTCGGCACTCGATTTAAAGAAAGAAGTAGTGAAGTGGGTTAAGATGATCGATCCTAAGCATCGGTTCCTTGATATTATGAAGGACATCGATGAGGCTAGGTTTGCTACTATCGGAAAATATACCTATGTTCTTAATAACAAAGGTGATATACCAGAAAATATTGCTGCAGGTTTGATGCCTGCAGTCGAAAAAATTATTTCCCAGGAAGAAGCTAAAATCGAGGCAGCAAAGAAAGAAGCCGAATATCAGAAGTCAAAAATTGCTGCTACTAAGATCAATACTGATACTGGAAAAGTTGTAATTTCAATACAAGATAGGCTTAAGGAAAGAACCAGAGAGGTCGCCGGGGAGATAGAAGGATGGATTGACGATTTTTATCTTTCCAGAAAAACAGTTACTCCAAAAACTGTTGATGACTTTGTAAATCTTTTTAAGGCAAATAATTTAAAGGCTCCGCATCTGCGCATTATGCAGACAATCTTTGAAAGACGCGCTGTAGAAATTTCATCAGCAGCTGAAGGTAAAAATAAAGAGCTTGTGGAAGCATATTCAAACTTTACAAAACCAGAGCTGAAGAAGTATGACACTTTCTTCAAGAACCTGTTAAAATCGTGCGAGATGGCACAAGAGGTCGCTAAGGTTGAACGTGCCCCGAGAAAGAAGAAGCCTGTTTCCCAAGAGAAGTTGGTAGCTAAACTCAAATACAAGAAAGAAGATACTGCACTCGGCATTGTTAGTTTGAATCCTGTGCACATTATCGGATCTAAGGAAGTTTGGGTTTATAACACCAAAACACGCAAGCTCGCGCAATACAAGGCAACAGACGAGCGTGGCCTGACTGTTAAAGGCGCTAGTCTCGAGAATTTTTCCACGGATTCCGCAGAAAAAACGCTACGTAAGCCCGCAGAGGCTCTCGCAGACTTTAAGAAGGCAAGCAAAGTGAAGTTAAGAACCTTTTTAAAGGAATTAACAACACTGGATATTCCTGCTCCGGGTAAGCTTAACGAACACCATGTAATTCTTAGGATCGATAAATGACAGAAGATGATACCTTCCGTGTACTTAAAAGAATTACCTTCTATGAGATGATGAAATTATATCGTAGCGGTACAGGACCCAGATGGCCAAATAATAAGGGCAACGAATGGGAAATCTTCTTTAACAAGCACGGATGGACCTCGGAAGAATTTCGAAAAGAGTGGAAAGAATGGAATGGTGGTATTGGCACCTACTCCGAATTTGAAAAGAGTAAGAAATGAGAGTTGAACTTTGCAGAGACGGAATGTTCGGCGGCTATAATGCCTATAAATGGTTAGAAGAAAATATAGGACCTCACAATCAGGGATGGTGCACAAAATCTGAACCAAAATTTAACGGCAAGAAAAAGATTGGTGGTCGAGTATATATTGAAATCGATGACGAACAGGATGCAGTAGCATATAAATTGAAATTTAAATTATGAGATTATTCTTAGATACAGAATTCACGAACTTAGTTCCTGGTAACAAATTAATCAGTATTGCACTAGTCGACGAAGATGAAAACTTCTTCTACGCCGAACTAACGGATACCTATGAACTGAAAGATTGTTCGGACTTTGTTAAGGCTAATGTACTTCCTTTCCTTAAGGGCGGGGATTATAGAATGACCAGAATTGAATGTGCTCACAAGTTGGGAAACTGGATTGAGGACAGAAACGTAACCTGCTATATCGCCAATGATAATCCTTCTTGGGATTTACCTCATCTCGAACGCTTGTTAGAAGATGCGTTTCCTGAAAATCTCAACCTTGAAGGCGGAATCTATCCTATACACGTTTCTTCGGATGAAGAGAGGGCAATGGTTATCAAATTTAATTATGATATTCATTGCGCATTAGACGATGCAATGATAATGAAGAAGGTAACTCTAGGTTATTGATAAATAATGATATATGTATTCTGAAAATATTACAGCCGTTTGCGAATTTCACAATTGTGGTTTATCTGCGACAACATATTTTAAGTCTACAAAGAGATGGTGCTGTCAATCTAATGCGGGGAGATGTCCTGCAGTTATAAAGAATAGAGCAGAGACGTGTTTAGAAAAATACGGATCTAAGAATGTTTCTTCTGTTAAAGAAATCAACGATAAAAGGAATAATACATTTGATTTAAGATATGGAAAACATCCATTAAAATGTGATAATATTATTCAAAAAAGAAAAGATGCATTAATAGAAAAATTTGGCGTTGATAATTATGGAAAAACACAGGACCATAAAGACACACAGGCTGAGTATTATAATTTATTATCCGAAGACGTATTAAATGAGAGAGTGGATAGAATAATTCAGACAAAATTAAAATCTGGACTTATTACCGATCCCGAATTAAGACCCGAGTTTGAAAAGTATTACATAGATGTCCGACATTTATCTGATAGGAATTATAAGAAATATAAAAAGATTATAAATCCTGATAATTTTAGCCGTGGAAGAACTTCGTATCACTTAGATCATATTTTTAGTATTAAGGATGCATTTGAAAATAATGTCCCCGTAGAGGTAGTTTCCCATAGATCGAATTTAAGAATGATGAAATATGATGAGAATATAGCGAAGGGTGGTCTATCAGAAAAATCTCTGAATAGTCTTTTTGAAGATTTTTATAGGAACGAATAATATGTCATCACAAGTTACACCCAAAGTTGCATTAATAAAGCAAATCGAGTTATTACTCGGTTCGCAAATGGTTGAGATTGAACTCGATGTGGAACACTATAATCTTGCTATTACCGTCGGACTTCAGAAGTTGCGTCAGCAATCAGATGGAGCCAATTCAGAGAAAGATATTTTCTTACACATCACACGTGACCAGACTGAATATACCCTACCAGAAGAAGTGCAAGAAGTAAGACGTCTATATCGTCGTGGTGTCGGTGCATATACCAATGGCGGTATCAATTTTGACCCGGTGGATGCTGCATTTTACAATATCTATCTATTGCAACCCAATAGATCAGGTGGATTAGCAACCTGGGACTTTTATAATCAGTTCCTAGAAACAACCGAACGTGTTTTTGCAAGTCAGCTAAATTTTACTTGGGATACTAATAATAAGAAGTTAACTATTATTCGCCGTCCAACTGCCGACGAGGAGGTCTCTGTTCGTGTTTATGTAACTAAGTCAGAAGATGATTTGATTACGGATCCTTATACAGGCCCCTGGTTGCGTTCCTATGCTCTTGCATATTCAAAATATATGCTTGGTGAAGCAAGAGATAAATTCCCAGGAGGATTTCCAGGACCATCTGGAAATGTCACACTCAACGGTGCTACATTAAAACAAGAAGCACAGGCTGAAATGGAAAAACTAGAAAAACAATTACTAGACTTGGTTACATCATCGGATGGATATAGCTTCGTCATCGGATAAAAATAACTAACAAAAAAATTACTAACCCCTAAGCGTGTCGGCTAACTACTAGACAAACTTAGGGGTTCTTTATGATTTTTGGATTGATTGGTTTTATTAACAGTGGTAAAGGAACAGTTGCATCAACTCTAGTTAATGAATGTAACTTCAGGCAGGATAGTTTTGCTTCTAGTTTAAAAGATGTGTGTGCAATTGCATTCGATTGGCCCCGATATATGCTCGAAGGCGATACAAAAGAATCAAGAGAATGGAGAGAAATTCCAGATCAGTGGTGGTCTGAAAAATTAGGTATTCCAAATTTTAATCCGAGATTAGCATTGCAATTAGTTGGCACTAATGCTCTTCGTAATCACTTCAATGAAGATATCTGGTTTTTGACACTAGAAAATAGAATTAGAAAAAATCCAGATCACCGCGTAGTCATTAGCGACGTTCGTTTTCCGAATGAAATTAAGTGGGTTCAGGATCAGGGCGGCATCCTAATTAGAATTTCACGTGGTCCTGAACCAGTTTGGTACGAAACAGCTCTTATGGCGAATAAGGGAAATTCTATTGCTAACAAGATTATGACAGAAACATACTCAGCGACACATAATAGTGAGTGGGCCTGGGTGGGTGCTAAAGTCGACTATCAGATCGATAATAATGGCACAATAGAAGATTTAAAGGAACAGACACTTACTGTAAAGAATTCAGTTTTTAGATAAATAGTTTACTGATTACTTAAAGGTAGAGATAGAAATTTTATTTACCCAACATTTAACGTCCTTGTAGATAAATACTCATAACAAGAATCATAATTCTTCAAAGGAGTTAAATTACAATGGCTACATTAGTATCACCTGGCGTAAGTATTTCAGTCATTGATCAATCGATCAATGTTGGTGCTGGTCCAGGAACCGTACCCTTAATTTTCATCGCAACACAACAAGATAAGACCGATCCTACTGGCCAGGCTACAATTGCTCCAGGAACAACCCAGGCAACTGCCGGCCAAGTTTGGTCGATTACTTCACAACGTGATCTATTGGCGACTTTTGGTGATCCGACTTTCTACTCTGTTAGCGGAACGTCAATTAACGGTTATCCATTAAATGAATACGGATTGTTAGCAGCCTATTCATACCTTGGTCTTTCAAATCTTGTCAGGGTGGTTCGTGCTGATATAAACACCACACAATTGGAACCAACTCCGATTGCACCAACAAGCCCTGCAGCAATCGGAACATACTGGCTCGACGAGTCTGCTCTTCCAAATGGTTCTGCATATGGGTTATTTGTGCGTCAGGGAACATTCCCTAACGAAATCTGGGTTCAGGTAACTCCGACATTTATCTACAATTTTCCGGCAGGGTCTGGTTCTACAAATACTCCGCCGGCTGGTGCTGGAGTTGTCGGTAATACAGCAATTGTATTCCAGACAGATAGCGGAATACTTTCTTATTGGGTAAATGATGTTTCTGGTGGATGGATACAACTCGGTGCTAATCCATCGATTACTGACGCTACTGTGGTAGTCCAATCTGTTTGGCCAGATCTTACTAATGTATCGACAACACAACGTTACTGGATTAAGACTTCTTCCCCGGCACAAGGTGCAAATATTGTATTGCGTAAAATGGATGCAACAACATCTTCTTTCCTTCAAATTGAAGATCCTATCCTTGCAAGTGACGCTGCCGCCGACACCTATTACAGTACAAATTCACTTGGTTCAACTGGACAGATTTATATCGAACCTGTAGCTTCGGGCGGCGGTTCGGCAACAATCAATTCTTTTGAATTTAGAATTTCGACCGGCGCAACAAACTCTTGGGTTCCTTTGGCAGTCATTGTTGGTTCTACTACAGCACCAACACAAGGCCCTGCAAACGGACAACTATGGTTTAACTCTTTGCTTGGACTAGATAGTAATGGTAATTCAACTATCGACATACTCGTGAACGATGGCCAGGATCATTGGCTGAATATCAACCTTCCGGGATTTGGACTTCCGGGTGCTACAGGTAATCCAACGCTGTATCCACAATCGCAAGACCCACGTAGCAATGTACCTGTACCGACATTGGTTCAGGGTGATATTTGGGTGCAGACTGATGCACTTCCATATCCGGTAATTAATCGCTGGAGCGGAAGCACTTGGGTATTGGTAAACAACGCCGATCAAACAACACCAAATGGTATTATCTTTGATGACGCGCGTCCAAATCCTCTTTACAAATTGGGAAGTAACACTGTCGGTTCTGGTGCAAATAATGGCGGTGGTAATAACCCTGACCTAGATCCAGATGCACCACAGGCAGCATTGTACCCAAAGGGATTTTTACTATGGAATACTCGCTTCTCGTCGGATAATGTCAAGGTATGGCAATCACCTTATGTTTACAACGGAGTAACCGCCTCTCCGGATAATACAAACAATGGCTCAACTGGACGTTGGTTAAACAAGTCTGGAAATAATGCAGATGGTATTCCTTATATGGGATCAGATGCTCAGCAAATTATTATCGTACAGGCAATTCAGTCTCAAATTGTTTCTAATCAGGCAATTCGAGCAGATGATTTGTATTTTAATTTAATTGCAGCACCGGGTTTTGTCGAAGCTATCAATGATATGTTAGCATTAAATGATGACCGTGCAGATACGTCATTTGTTTTAGGTGATACTCCGTTCACTCTAAGTTCCACAGGAACTGCTCTTCAGAACTGGGCAACAAACACATCCGGTGCCCTAGGCGACGGATCTGACGGATTAGTATCGGCAAGTAAATACTTTGGTGTATGGTATCCAAGTGGATTAAGTACAAATACCGATGGTACAGATGTAGTTGTACCTCCAACACATATGGCATTATCAACTATTGCTTATAATGACCAGGTTTCGTATCCTTGGTTTGCTCCAGCAGGATTACAACGAGGTGTTGTGAATAATGCAGCCGACGTCGGTTATGTAAATTCTTCGGGACAATTTATTAGTACACGGCTTAACCAAGGCCAGCGAGATATACTTTATACAAATGGTATTAATCCGATCCGTGTTATGCCAGCTGGCGGCATTGTAGTTTTTGGACAAAAAACACGTCAATCTTACGCAAGTGCAACAGATCGTATCAACGTAGTTCGTCTAGAAAACTACTTGCGCTACCAGTTTAACCAGCTTGCACAACCGTTCTTATTTGAACCAAACGATGCCACAACACAGAATGCTGTGCTTGATTCGTTTAATAGATTCTTATCGGAACTTATTACTCTAAGAGCGCTTTATGACTTTTTGGTGGTATGCGATTCTTCTAATAATACTCCTGCTCGAATTGACGCCAACGAACTCTGGATCGACGTCGCAATTCAACCGGTGAAGGCAATTGAATTTATTTATATTCCGATCAGAATTGTCAATACTGGTGCGAGCTTAACAAGTTCGACATCAACCTGATTTACAATAATCAGTAATTAAAATACCTGCTATGCAGGTATTTTTTTGACTATAAATAATCTATGCCACTATATTCCTTGCAATCTTACATTAAATATCTACCTAGTCAGGAGCGTATTGATTGCTGCACCGCCAGCGCGACTCTTACGGCCGCAGAAATAATATGTAATATAGAAAATAAACCCATGGTGTTCTCTCGTCTCTATACCTATTATATGACTAGAAAATTACAAGGTAGACAAGGACTGAGGGGCGCTGATTTAGAAACTACACTTAAATCACTATCGGTATATGGTGCTGCTTCCGAGAATCTCTGGCCATTTTCATATATCAGAGTAGATATAGAACCACCAGTTTCGGTGATAGAAGATGCCGTGCATTTCAAAGTAGAATCTTATGAAAGAATTATACATTCAGATTTCAAGAATGCATTAGATAAAAAAATTCCTGTTATTTTTGGTATGTTTACTGGCAGAAAATTCTGGAAACTAGATAGTAAATTAGAAACACAAGATTATGAGCCAATAAATGAAACAACAAATCGTCTGTACAAAGGTCACGCTGTAACTTGCATTGGATATGATGATTCTATAAATGGGGGCTCTTGGATTATTGCAAATTCATCAGGTCCAAAATGGGGAGATCGAGGCTACGGTGCTATTCCATATGCCTGCAATGCAGATATAGCAGAAGCATTCATAATAACAAGATTTGTAGGAATAACCGCTGGTTTAAAAATTTCTTCGAATTGATAAATAGTATTAGCTTACAAAGCAGGAGAATTATATGGCAACAAGTACACTATCGAAGTTTGGAGTTCCGTTGAACGGTTCGGCTTTGGGTATTCTACAACCAAAGCAGAAGTATCGTTTTAGAGCTACTTTCCAGAATTTCGGTGAAAACAACGGGCTTCGCGAAATGACGGCAAACGTAATGACTTGCACTCGTCCTAAGTTTACCTTTGAAGATATCAAGTTAGATTCTTACAATTCGGTTGCTTGGATTGCAGGCAAGCACTCGTTTGAAACAATCGAACTTAAGTTGCGTGACGATATTACTAACTCAGTAATTTCATCTGTTGGTGCTCAAATCCAGAAGCAAATGAACTTCTACGAACAAACAAGTGCAACCGCTGGTATCAATTACAAGTTCACAATGACAATTGATTCATTGGATGGTACTGATGCAGATGCACTCGAATCGTGGAATCTCGAGGGCTGCTGGATTACTGGTGCACAATATGACGAAGGTGATTATTCGAGCGGTGATGTAATGACAGTTACTTTAACACTTCGTTACGATAACGCAACCAATGTCGCAGGTCCGAATACAAACCAAGGAACAACTGTTGGTGGAGATCCGTTCCCAGATATCGCATCACCAACTGGTGGTACTACATTCGCTTAATAGTGAATTTTTGGAGATGGCATAATGCCTAGTTTTTCCAGTTTGTTTACCGGGTTATCAGGCGCGGGCTTTTACTATGAGAAGAGCTCGCATAATGCCACCTATAATTTTAATCAAGAATCGAACGCGATGTATCGGAATATGCCGA